GTTCGCGGTAGCCACTGCCGAAACGATCCCGGAAGAGTCTCTCCGATCTGCCGGAAGGTCGCGACGTTGGTACACAGGAGTGACCAACTCGTTGTCGTAACAGTCCGCTCCGCAGGACTCTCTGAACTTACCAGTCCAGAAAGACTTGTCCCGATTTACTAGAAACCCAAAAGTTTCCAGTGTCGAGATTACGGAGGGCACATATTCTACGGGGACTATAATATCGTCCCCGTAGACGCGCACCTTGTCCGCGAAATCATTTTTAATGATCTCACGGCTAAGGGGGGCATTAAGCTCTCGCTCAATCCCGATGAAGATCAATGTTAGAAATACCATTGCTTCAAACGGAAAGCAGAGAGCTGAACCCATAGACGCGAATTTGGACAGACGTATAACGCCATGTCCATCTACATCAGCCTTCCGGGATCTGCAGGCATCAACAGCCTCATGCAAATGAGGGTGATTGATGAGCATCTCGCGTACGAGCTGATTGGAAACACGGTCGGATGCTTCGCTCAAATCGAGCGTAGCAAGGTCTCCATTACGGGAACCTTTCAATGCCATGTTCTGATTAGGAACTTGGTCATCGAATCCCACCATGCGATTCAGACAACGTCTAGCCCACTTACGTGGACGAGATTCGTCTGGGGAGTAGTCATGTCCCTTAATCGCATGGAGGATCGCCTCAAGAAGAGCCTGCTGCGTGTACTGCATTGCAGTGGGCTCAATTGCGATGATCCTTGGTGTTTTCAGCGTTTTAGGAACAGGAGTTACCTTAACAGGCATCTCCTGACCGGGTTCGAGGAAATCAACATCGTCAAAACCATCGTAAAATCGATGGCTTGGAATAAGAAAATCCCCAGAAGGGAAGCTCTTTTCCAGACGATGAGTCCATGAGGTTTGTCGATATTTGGCGTTTCCACGCAACTTATCGGCAGTGGCCCCTGGACCATGTTTAGGTATGAGTTCACCTCTATAGACCTCGCGGTCTACTTTGGTAAAAACGTCCCTAAACAACATTGATGACATTCGACGGAACTCACTAGAATCTAGCGAGGACCGCTGAGCGTCAGCAATCCTGATTTCCTGCTCACACTTGACGAATTGTAGCATAGCTTTCTTTGTCCTCGCATCACTGCAAGGCAAAGAAATCTTGCTAAACATCAACGTAAGTTGACGTAAGGCAAGAATTGCATCTATGCATGGGTCGTCAAGTAACGCCCCACTACTACGGTCGAAC